CTCACGGATGCGAACGACTGGTATCTCTTCCTCGGCAACCCGCCGAAGCAGGCTACCTTCTTCCTCGACCGCGAAGGCGTGCAGGAAGAGTCGGCGCTCCTCGACGACAACAACTCGGACCTCGTCCGCAGCACCGCCGAAGAATACATCCAGTGGCACAGCCGCTCGGGTGCCGGCATCGCTCTGCCCTACGGCGCGATCAAGGTCGCGAACAGCTAGGCAGGAACGACCGCGGGAGCAGCCCCCACGGTCGAACCGCGGCCGCCGTCCTCAAGGCGGCGGCCGCTTTTCTCTCACCCATCACCCCATGAGGCCCGTGAAAGCGGCCATAACCTCCGATGCAAACTGAGACCCCTTCGACGACCCTCGTCAACCCCACCACCCTTGCTCCCGATTGGGATAACCTTCCCGGCGAGATTGTCGCCGAGGAGTACCCTTTCTGGCTCGGCGTGACCGCGGACTGCCCTCGGGGGCAGATCGACGTCGCCGGCCTCCACTTCCCGAAGGTGGAGGAGGAAATCACGACCAACCATACCGGGCAACAAGTCCGCGTACCGAAGGTCGGGACCGTCAACAAGACCGTCACCAAGCGCCACTTCCTCGCGCTCGTCAAGGTCCTCCCCCGACTCGTCATCCGCCAGAGCCGCGCCGTCGAAGAGCCGACGGATGGGAGCGGCAAGAACATCGGTGATCCCGCAGAACGCGCGAAGGGTCGCCTAATCAAGATTCCGACCGAGGACCAGATTCTCGGTATCGACGGCCAGCGCAAGCTCGCGCCGTACGTCAAGCAGCCGGGCGACCGCCCGGCGTCCGAGTTCATGTTCTTCACCTACGCGCCCGACGGACTGCACGGCTCGCAGATCCGCACGATCGCGGAGGCCGGCCTTGAGTGGCCGGAGGAGATCGAGGAGCTCGAAGCCCTCAACGACATCCTGACCTAGGATCATCACCATGCCGACCGAAGCCGAAGTCCAGACTCAGTGGAAGAACCTCGTCAACGTGCTCGAGAAGTCGCGCGCGTACTTCGACGACGACCTCGTCGACGCCGGTGGTTACATCGACGTCTTCGTGCAGAGCCTCGAGGGCGAGTACCTTTCCGTCTCTGGCCCTTCGGTCGTGTCGCGCATCCGGGCCTTGTGCTCGAGCGCGGTGGATGCGAACCAAGCCTTCGCCGCGCTTGAGCCGGTGCTCTTGGAGTACGGGTTGATCCTCGCCGCAAGCGCCACGCTCGGCTACGGCTCCGGCTTCTCGTCGGCGGCCGACGTCTTCCCCGCGCTTTATCAGTGGCTCCACGACAACTCGGCCACGGTCGCGACGCGGAACATCACCTACGCCTCGGTGTCGGCCAACGGCTCCAACACCGGCAACGCGATTGTCTCGCGCCTGACCGAGGACCGCCACGGCTACGACCTCGAGGCGTGCCACGTCGAGAAGAAGATGTTCAAGTGCGTCCAGGACCAGAACAGCGGCACGCAGAAGTGGGCGGAGAGCTTCGAGGCGATCGGAGAGGCCGCCAGCTTCGACGGCCTCAACATCGGCATCACGGGTAGCGGCCAGGCCGCGCGGACCCTGATTCGGGCGAAGCATGCCGGCTCCGGTGCCGGCGGGTCGCTCCTCAACAACTCGAGCTTCTCGGACTTCGACTCTACGGCGAGCTCGCAGAAGTTCGCCAACTGGACAGAGTCGCTCGGAGGCGGAGCCGTCATCGGCGACGTCACGCAGGACACGACCAACTACTACCGGTCGCACCCCAACGCGAGCACTAACGCTTCGCTCAAGATATCGATGGACAACGCCTCGGACTCGATCGTGTTGAAGCAGACCCTCTCGCAGATGCGGGTCTCGCGCCTCGATCCGAACACGCCCTACTTCCTCCGGGCTATGTGGAACCGCTCCATCGGCTCCGGCACTGGCGGCACGGTGGCGCTGAAGCTCGGCGGCAACACGGCGGTATCGACTGCCGTTGCTTCTCAGTCCGGGTGGCAGGAGCTCGTCATCCCCCTCAACTCGACATGCTGGCTCGATAACTTCGGCGAGGATGATCTCGACGTCGAGATCGGATGGAACAGCGGCACTTCCGGATACATCCTCTTCGATGATATGATTCTCTGCCCGTGGGATCTCATCGACGGGACCTACTGGCTCCTCCGCCACAACGCCGGAACCCCGACCGCGAACCTAGTCGATGACGAATATTACGCCGTCGACTCCGGTGGCGCCCCTGGCACCGGCATCCTGCAATACTGGTGCTGGCGCTCCGGTCTCGGCTACCTCCCGAGCAGCGGCACCCCGACCATCAGCGACCCGTCCTAAGCCATGACTGCCGCCGCGCTCTGGACCGACGTCAAGGCCAACTACGAGACCGAAGGGCTCGTCACGCTCACCAACCCGCGAGACAATAACGCGACGTCTATCGATGACACCTACGGCCAGAGCGCGGCGCAGGAGGTCATCGACTTCTTCCCGCTCTACGCGCAGACGGACTACGACGCGAGCGACTCGCAGCACGTCGCCGTCGGCCGGCGCGGGGTCATCGCCGTCCTCTACGAGCGCGGCGGCGCGGCGTCGACAATCGCGAAGGTCGAGTGGGACGAGGTCTTCGGCGACGGCGGCCTCATGGAGCGGCTCAAGCGGACGGAGCCTCGAGCGCGGCAAGCGCCGAGTACCAATTCCGGCGTCCGCCAGAAGAGCGAGCTCGCCGGTGGCCGAAGCGTCCGAGGATGGTCTGATCCTGCGTCTCTCCCTGGCGGCCGGTCGTACATGCCTCGCCGCGTCATCGTCGACGGGAGCGACTAGGTCTATGACCCGGTCCACCTTCGATCCGGGCGCGAAGATGGAGCGGTGGTCGAAGGCCCTCGACCATCCCCGCGGCGCCCTCAAGCAGATCGGCGCCATCATCGTCGCCGAGTCGCAGAACGCTTTCCGCGAGCAGAAGCACGGCCGCGACAAGTGGGATGCCCGAGCTTCGGTCAACGTCTACGGCATCGTCGCCGACTTCGCGAAGGGCAGCACCCCGCCGGCGCGGCGCTTCGAGCGACGCCCGGTGCTCCGCGATACGGGGCGGCTAGGCAACTCGCTCGCCTTCCAGGTCCGCGGCACGCGGGTCGTGGAGGCCGGCACCAACCTCGACTACGCGACGGTCCATCAATACGGCGGCCCAATCGAGTCCGAGACCATCACCCGGAGCATACAGCGCGCCCTCTGGCGGTGGCTCAAGCCGAAGGATAAGGGCATCAAGGCGAGCCTCGGCTTCCTACTCAACAGGAAGTTCACCGGGGAGCGCCTCAAGGGCGAGGTCCCGGCCAGGCCATTCGTCGGCATCACCAAGGACACGCGCGAGGACGTCCGCGAGGTCGTCGGCGTCGAGATCATGGAGGCTCGTTAGATGACCACGTTCAAGGACTCGACCCGTGTGATCCGCAACCCCGGCACGGTTATCGTCGCCCCGACGAGTCTCACCGCGGGAGCCGACGGAACCTACGGCGGCAGCATCATCGGCTCGGTGCGCGCGATGGCGCTCACCCCGCTCGGCGAGCCCTACCGCATCATGAGCGAGGGCCTCGGCGAATATACGGACGTCCTCGAGGCCCCGAACCACTACGCCGTCGTCTTCTTCCTCCGCGGGTGGGAGAAGGCCGGCGTGCAAAACCTCCTCGACGGCGGATACGCTGAGGGCTCAACGTCGCGTCAAGCCGTCTGGACCGTCCCCGGCACGAAGACGCCCGGCCAGAGCGCGAGCGATCGCGCGAAGGTCTGGCTCTTCGTCCCCGACGATACGGAGGCCCACCCGGCGCTCATCATCCGCTCAGGAATCGCGGACTTCTCCACCGGTGCCGAGATCGCCTTCCAGCACCAGGAGGAGCTCGGCCTCGCGGTTTCCATCGAGTGCCTCCGCGACTCGTCTAACAAGACCCTCGACCTCGGCCTCATCGACGACCTCACGCTATGAAGCTCTGGCCTTTCCGACGTCCTAAGCCCGTCGAGCCGACCAGGTTCGACGACGCGGCGCTCGACCGCGCGATCCGCGCCGGCGTTCTGATCCCCTTCGAGTGGTTCATCCATCAGCCGGAGGAGGTCCAGGAGACCATCGCCCTCCGCCGCGACGCCTACCTCGAGGACCTGATCCTCACCGTCGGCTATGCGGTGCTCGATCCCGAGCGCATGCGCCTCGGCCTCATGGCGGAGGATGGCGACGAGAAGGCCGGGGAGGAGCTCGAGGAGCTCAACCTCAAGACGCTCGCCGACGTGGTGGCCCGTAGGGCGGCCCAGGGCGGCTCCTCCAGGCCGCTCCCGCCGAGCGACCCATCGATGGGCGGCTTCGGCAAAAGGCGCTCAGAGGCCGCCGCAGAGCGCGAGGCGGCGTCCAGGATACCGACGCCCTTCGGCGGGAAGGGGGTGGCCTCTTGAACGCTCGCCAGATGGCCGAGCAGATTCGGCACGTCCTCGCCGCGGCGACGTGGCCGGAGGGGGCCGCCGAGCTCGTCTTCGGCGACCGGATGGTCATGATCGCGGCCGGCATCCCGGCGGAGGACGAGCTCCCCGGCGCCTTCCCCTTCGCCCTCGTCAACGTCGGGGGCGGCACCGCCGACCCGGATGATCCGAACCTCCTCGAGCAGTCCTACGACGTGCTCACGGTGGCCGAGGTCGCAGGGAGCCGCATGGGCGAGCACGCCCTCGTCGGCGGTGCCAAGAGCGCCCTCGGATCGAGCGCCAACCGCGGCGTCCTCGAGCTCGACGAACGGGTCCGGGACGCCCTCAAGGATCTCAAGGGGGCCGACGGGGCCTCGATCGAGCTCGTCTCGACCGCCTCTGGCGCCGTCACGGGCCTCGGCCGGGGGCATCATATGGCGATCGGGCAGACCACCTTCACCGGGTGGGTTACGGCCGCGCCGAGCTACACGCCTCCGAGTAGGCTGGCGGAGTCTGGCGGGACCTGGACCTGGACCGGAGGACAGTGCTCCTCCCGGTTCGACTTCATCCAGTACCGGCTCGGCTACGTCGACGGCTCGGCCCCGGCGCAGAAGCCCGGCGATCTCGACACGGTCGTCTATACAGGCACTGCGGTCACCACGTCGCACACGCCGGTCGCCGGCAAAGCCTACTCCATCTTCGCCGACTACGGTAGCCGGGGAGGCTCGGCTATCGAAGGCTCAAGCGACGGCCGCGAGGTGGGGGCCTTTACGACGACATGACCGTCGACCGCGACAGCATGGTCTTCACGCCCCGGCTCTCGTCGGAAGGCGCGGGGCCGCGCCGTCGCGCGCAAGAGGCTCGAGCTATTGAAGGCGCCAAGCGCCGGCGCTCCCGCCTCATGCAGAAGCTCAAAAGGGCTCGGCAAGTGCAGACCGTCAAGGCAACCAAGGCCGCCGAGACCTCTGCGAAAGCGCGCACGGCGGCCAAGGCGGGGTCAACGGCCGCGCGGAAGATGGGCGTCAAGGCCGGATCGCGGCTTCTCGGACCTATCGGCATGGCCCTCTTGGCCATGGATGCCGTCAACCTATCCGGAGAGACTACCCGCCGAGGCGAGGAGGGGTTCTCTGGACGCCTCCTCGCGGCGATGGATCAGGACAAGATATACGGCGACCTCGACGAGCGCGCCACCGGGGCCGCTGGCGCTCGATCCGCTATTGAGTCCCGCGAGGACCTCCTCTTCATCATCGGTACTCAGGGCCGCGTCAACGCGCAGATTGCGGAGCTCGGAGCCTACTACAAGGAGAAGGCGACGGCGCGCGCGATCGGGGCCGACCTCATCGAGCGCGAGCCAGGCCTCGATCACCTCGGCACCGTCGCCGACAAGGCGATTGTCAATACCACTTCCGCCGTCAAGGCGAAGACCGATAGCGGCATCAACGCGATCCGCTCGTTCCTCGGCAAAGGGCCGATCACGCGATGACGCAGAAGGCGAAGGTCAAGGTCGAGCTCGACACCGGCCCCGCTAAGGCCGAGCTTCGGAAGTTCGCCAAGGAGGGCGAGCAGAGTGCCGGGCGCGTGAACCAAGCCGTCCAGGGCGGTGTCGGGCGTGCGGCGGCTCTAGGTGCAGCCGCTGGCATCGGCTTCGGTCTCGCGCAGAGAGCCGCCTCGAGGATTGGCAGCTTGACTCCCGACGTCATCGGGGAAGGGACCGCGGGTTTCCGGGCGGGTCTTGACGACTTCTTCGGCGGCCCGGAGGCGCGCGCCGCGCGCGCCGCGCGCGAGCAGACGAAGGACGCCTACGCCGAGATCATCGGCCGTCAGAAGAACCCGATCGTCACCCCTGATATCCGCAACTACTACAACACCGTTCGCGAGTTCCGCGAGATCAGCGAGCGCGGTGGCGCGGCTATCGATAAGCAACTCGGCGCCGAATACATTGACGATGCCGTCCAGAGTTTCGTCGGCGCCATTGATAACGGGTTCGACCGCATCATCGACGCTCTTCAAGTTACGGGCAAGTAATGGAGCAGTCCGTCAACATTCCGGTCGAGGTCGATACCCGCAAGGCGAAAGCAAGCCTTCGGCAGTTGAACCGCGATAAGGCCAAGGCTCAGAAGCGGGTCTCCTCGGCCGCCAAGCGCACATCTCGCATGGCGCTCCGAGCCTTCGCCTTCGCCGGCGGTACTGCGGCGGTGGGGAAGTTCCGGGGCGAGGCTACCTCCGGCAACGTGAGCCCGATCGAGGAGGCCCTCACGCCCTACATCGCAGCGGCCCAACAGGTCATCGACGATAATCTCGGCTTCTCCGCGAAGGCTCGCAAGGATGCTCGTGAACAGACAAAGGCCGCCTTCGCATATCATGTTGGGCGCACGGGAGAGACCGCAGGGATGCAGGACTTCTACAACACCGTCGCCGAGATGCGAGAGACAATCGAGAGCGGCCGGAACATCCTCCGCCGCGATCCGCGCTTCCTCGGCCCAAGCCTCGACGCCGTGGTCGAAAAAGGCGCCGCCGGTGCCGCCCAGGTGTTCCTAGAGAACATCAACGCCAGCAACCCCATCATCCAGCTCAACCGCGGCATCGCCTACGTCGTGGAGGGTCTTCTAGCCGAGTAGAACAATGGCCGTCGACAACACCTTTGAGATCTCATACGGCGGCACCGCGGTCGGGGGCGCCTCGGATACCTACCAACTCGATGGCCCCTACATCATCGAGAAAGGCTGGCGGACCTTCCGGCTTACCTTCGAGGTGGTGGTCGTCGCATCGGACGCGGCGACGCTTCGGTCCTTGAGCGAAACGCTCGAGCGAGACTTCCGCAAGCGGGACAAGACCCTCGTCATCGATACCGGGTCGACCGTATGGACCTACACCAACAACGACGACTACTTCAACCCGCTCGCGACCATTGTCAAGAGCGGCGATCCGGAGAAGGACAGAGGCCTCTCGCGCTCCTATCTGGTCACGATTGAGGCCGAGCTTCCGAGCGACGGTGCCAGTGACCGAGGCCTCCTCGAGATCAAGTCCAACGTCAGCTTCGCCGCGAGCCGGCAGAAGACCGTCACCATCACGGGCATCTACACCGCGACCTCGTCGAGCTCCGACTCCGAGGCTAACTACCTCGCCAACGCGGACGGAGAGTGTGCGAGCATCCTCTCGGGCATCGACGGCTCGGCGACCTTCGAGCTCGTCGAGGAGGACTATGACTTCGACCGCAACACGGCCAACACGGTTTTCATGCGGCAATACGTCGAGCTCCTCTTCAACCAGAGCGCCAGCTCCCTCGACGACTCGAGCATCAAGGATCACCAAGTCCGCTTCACTGATCTCAGCCAGCACCCAGCCGACTCGCGAGATGGAATCCAGCGGCTCCGCCGTGTGGTCGGAGCCTACGACTGCTCCCTTGATATCGACAACGAGACCGACTTGAAGAGCGTCTTCGAGAATAAGGTACGTCCCCACATCATCGCGACCTTCCGTAATAACTTCTCGCCGGTTACATTCTGCATCGAGACGAGGAGCATCAACTACGACGAGACGGCGAAGCGCATGTCGGTCTCTTTGCAGTTCCTCTACCAGAAGGACGGAGGGGAGGCGGTCGTCGAGATCACGCAGAGCATGGCCTATCGCGAGCAGCGGGTCATCGACTACACGCCGACCCATGACCGCGACACCGAATCGTCATTCTACGCGGACCTCGGGTGGTCGAGCATCGAGCGCATCTGGACGCGGACGGTCGTCCTCCTCGGGAGCGAGAACCCGCAGCGCCGCATCAGCGGCGTCCCGCGCTACAACGAGGCCGGTGACTTCGACCCCATCGGGGGCAAGAGCATCGAGGGCCGCCAGCAGGTCAACTCCTCAGGGTGGAATATCATCAGCAACACCTCGCAAGCCCAACCCCGGTGGATTGGAGACCCGACCAGCGAGGATCAGCTCGAGATGACCGTCCTCACCGAGACCGTCGTCGAGCGGTATAACGACGCGCCGGGCCGTAGCTCGGGCGGCGGCCCAATCTCAGGAAACGGATAACGATGGCGACTCTCCGCAAGCCCGACATCCGCTACGGAGGCGTCAAGCTCTCCGCGGCGGGGGCGGTGGCCTGGCGCTTCACCACCGGGACGCGGCCCTACGTCGCGACCTTCTCGGTCTACTTCCGCGACTGGGAGTCGGATCTACGCCAGCGCATCGGCCAAGACGCAAACCTGATTATCCGCGACTCGCGCGGCGAGTCTATCACCATCAAGGACCTCACGCTCCTGCATGAAGTCCCGAGCAACCGCCCGAACCTGAGGAGCTTCGCCGTCGCGGATAAGCGGTGGCGGTGGGCGTATTCCCTGGTCTCGCGGGACTACAACGTGCCGAAGAAGACCGGCGACCGCACCGCGCAGATCAACGTCCCTTACCAGGGCTTCGTCACCACCGACGAGTACGACTACAAGAGCTTCTCGCTCAAGGGCGGCAACCAGGTCTGGACCGCGCGCGATGCCCTCGTCGACGTCATAAGTCAACTCCGACGGGACGGGATGCCCTTCGCATATAACATCGATAGTTTTCCGATCTCGCAGGAGAGCGGGGAGACGCGGAGCTCGACGATGCAGAATGTCGTCCTCCGCGACCAAGGCGACGTCGCGCTCGATCGCCTCCTGAGCTACATCCCCGGCGCGACAATCTACGTCGACGCGAGCGGGACGGTGCGCGTTATCAACGGCGCAGATCTTTCCGCGGCCGAGCAATACTTCGATGCCCTCCCCGGTGCCACCTGGGATGGGGAACGCGCGATTATCGTCGACCGCAAGGCCATCCGGCCGAAAAAAGTCCGCGTCCATTACCAGCGCGAGGTCGAGGTTCTCCTCGAGTATTCCGACAACTACGGCACAGGGACAATCTCGAGCCCGGCCAACACGCGGCCCTATATCGAAAACGTCATCCAGACGGTCGACGACAAGACCACCGTCACCGAGTACGACCCACTTCTCGACGAGAGGGTCACGAAGACCGACCTCCCGCCGGGAACGTGGGTGGAGTTCAAGGCGTGGCTCGAGGCGATGAATCAAGACCGCCCCGAGGCTTCGGCCCCATGGACCTTCGAGACGTTGAAGAAGCATTGGGTCGACGCCGACCTTGACGGGGTGCTCGGCGCCGGTGGCAAGGATCTCGACGAGGACGCGAATATTTCAATGCGGATTCAGGCCATCAAGCAACACTTTCGCCAGAGCTTCCGCATCAATCGCCGGCTCATGGACCGGACGCGAGACTTGAAGAACGTCTCGGCGATGCTCCTCGATCCCTACACCGGGGCGCGAGCGCCGTCGCGTGTGTGGGGGCAAGCGACCGTCATCCCTTCGACGAAGGGGAAGCTCATGTCTGCACGTAAGGACACCGAGCGTGCATACTTCTACCGGAACGTCGACTATTACGCGCCGACGCAGAATGCGTATTCCGGGCGCACGATTGAGGCGCCCCACGGCCCGACGAAGGTGAACATCCTGGACCGCGAGCTTGGGATTTTCCGCCTCGATTGGGTCCTCTCGCCCTACGGCACCGACCAGAGCTTTCTCCCGTGCCTCCTCAAGGACGAGGAAGGAGAGAAGACCGTCCCTCAGAGGAACCTCGAGCAGCAAGACGACAAGCCGATGGGTGCCGGCATCAAGGTCGAAAGCGGCACCAACGCCATCTTCCTATCGGATACGCTTAGTTACCGCGTCCTCCTGACCTTCATCCCCGGCGCACCGAACAACAAGCGCGCCTTCCACCAGATCGAGGTCGATGCCGCCGAGGTCGAGAGCTTCACCGAAGGGGACTGGCGCATCGGCTCCGGCTTCGGCCCGGACCTCGAGGTTTTCGTCGCGCCGACCGAGGCGACCGCGCGCTTCGCGTGGCAGGACGACTCCGCCGCCGCGACTACCGTAGGGAGTCTTTTCGGTATCGACGAGGACGATCCTATTGAGAGCGGCATCGAGGGCAGCGAGCTCCCCGGCTACGTCATCACCAACGAGGACCGCGAGCTCACCTCGCACGCGAAGGCCGTCGCCGCCGAAGCCTTCGTGAAGTTCGCCGATAGTCTCCAGGGCCGCGTCACGACAGCCCTCCCCGACGACGGAGTCCGTATCGCCGGCAACATGAGCGGGGCGGTGGTGCAAGCCGCGGCGGCCCCGTCTGGTAAAGTGACCGCGATGCATGAGTTCCCCGGCGTCCAGAAGCCTATCTCGCGGCTCTCCCTCATGAGCGAGGGCGCGCGCCAAGTGGTACTCGGCATCGTCCGCTTCTCAGGTGATGATACATGAGCTCCGGCTTCACAGACTGGACTGACCTCGGCATCTTCCCCTTGCAGGATGTCGAGGACGGCGTCCCGATCGGGATGCGGATGGCGATGGTCGGCGGCCGCGTCAAAAAGCGCCCCGACGCCGGTGCCGGCGGGGAGTCTCTGACGACCTACGCGAGAGAGGGTGGACTCGGCACCCTCGGTGATATCCACCCGTGGCTCTTCTGGCAGACGAAGGAGCGGGAGAAGCGACCGATGGGATCGTGGGCGATGGCATGGGCGGCCCTCGTGATCGATGCGTCGGATCCGTACTACGGGAGCAATCCGGGGGTCCAGCCCCTCACCAAGCAAGGCACGAACACCGTCCTCACCGACCCGCGCTACCGGACACTTCAACCGGCGTGGCATTTTGCCCTTCCACGGCAGCCGAAAGGCATGATCGGGATGGTAATGCCGTCGACGAGCGAGACCGAGCCGGGGTCCGTTATGCTCTCGGCGGATCGTAGACTTGTCGCTTCGGCGGCGTCCGGCCCCGGTGAGGCAGGAACGACTATCGTCGATATGCAGCCGCGCAACGAGCTATGCATGGGCGACAGTACGACGCCGGGGCAGGGCGGCCGACACGCTCGCCTTCAAGCTCTGGTCCGTGTGATCGCGATGAGCCCGTCTTCGGCGCGGGCTCTCGGCGGCAACAACCTAAACTCGATCGCCCTCAACTTCGGCAGGTCGCAACAGGACGGGATTGTAGGCTACGGCATGATTTACGGCCCGGCCGGTTCCGGAGGGGGTGGAGGCCCTACCACCGGGGGGAGCGCCCCTCCCGGTCAATCTACCGGGCCGATCACGCAGACGGGCGGCGGTCCGGGAGCCGGCAGTCCAGACGCACCGGAAGCCAACCCTCCCGGGTTCGGCAGCAACTCTAGCGATCCCTCTGATGCGGAGCGTTCAGTAGGGTCGTTTGGGGTATTCAGCCCTGCACCTTGGGGCGGCAACGCCGTCGGCTTCATGTCAGGGGCCGCCTCCGGTCCTATCACTCACGGATGCGGAAAGCACCAGATCGGGACCGACAAGGACGGGCATATCATGTCGTCCGCGCATATCTCGACCAATGCGTATTTCTGGGAGCCGGGCGGAGGGCGGGACGGCCCGATCGAGTTTGGCGGCACCTACCCGGACGCCTCCGCGAGCTCGATCCCTACGGAGGTCTACCTCTCATATGACGAGAAAACGCCCCATGGCTTCGTGAACGGTCAGCGATCCGGCATGTGGCGTATGTGGACAACGGTGCCTTTCGTTCAGGCCGAGGAAGAAGAGGATAAGCTCTTGCCCGGCCGCCGCCCGGATACTTGGTTTCATCCGCCCAACTCAGGCCTCCCCGCCCCTCCGAGTACGCCGAGCAGCCCCGGCGCCGGCCAACCGTCAGGTCCGGGCGCGCCGCAGGGACCGAGCACACCGGGTGCCGGCGCTCCGGGCAAGCCGGGCGCTCCCGGGGTGCCGACGGGGCCTATCCGCCCCGGCGAACCGACCGCGCCCCCGTGGAACGACCCTCGAGGCCCAATCCGGCCCGGCGCCCCGTTGCGCCAGCCTCGCGGCCCGATCCGCCCCGGCCCCGCCGCCGGCGCGTCTCCACGAGGCCCGATCCGTCCTGGCGGTCTTGGCGACCTGGTCAACCCCCCGGTTTCCGAACCCGGCGGCCCGACCGACCCGAGAGGGCCTATCCGGCCGGGAGCGCCCACGGTCCCCAACGCACCGAAGACCCCGGAGTACCTGAGCTCACCGGATAGTAACTTCCCGGTGAGTCCGGGTAGCACGGTCTTCGCCGGTCGCGGGACCGAATACAACACGTCCCTTCTTGAGACCTTTGCCGACACGATCCAGGAGCGCGGCCGCGGCCCCGCGGGAGTGGTCAATGAGGTAGGGGGATCGGCAGCCGGGCGCGACGTGGGTCTTTACGGCGTGTTCCACCCTTATAGCAACGGTTTTGCGGCGATCTCATTCCGGCCGCAGTTGTGGATCAAGGGGGCGCCCAACTTCGAGCACAATCCCCGTCTCAACCCGACGGTCTACCGGAACGAGGAGAAGACCCGCCCGTCGACCCTTACAATCCGGGCGTGGGGCGCGCAGAGCCAGAGCGGCGATTGGGACTATCTGACCCACCCGAGCGTTGCGCGCCCCCGAGGCGGCAACGTCAACGGCGGCCTCCTGATTTCGCCGGCCGAGTTCGAGATGGAGGACTATCTCGGCATCGCGAGCTCGGTCGATACCGACAACCCAGTCGCGGCGACCTACGCGATGCTCGCGCCGAAGGTGAACCTCGCCTTCGGCAAGCCGACCACCACGGGCCGCCCGTCGGCAAGCTCCAAGTCAATCCACCTGGACACCGCTGGCGGGGAGCTCAAGGTCTCCGAGCTCGACGCCGCGGGTGCCGCGACGGGGATTGCCGGCTTCGATGTCGACGCCGATGGCGAAGGCCACGTCGACCTCAAGGGAACCGGCTCGGTCGGCCTCCCGGCCGGCACGACCGCGCAGCAGCCGAGCTCCCCGAGCGCCGGCGACTTCCGGTACAACTCGACCGACAAGACCATCGAGTTCTACGACGGGGCTGCTTGGCAACAGCCCGGCGGCGCTGGCGCAACGCCGAACCAGGACCGGGCCGTCATGTTCCCGCTCGTGCAAGGACCGGGCAGCTACACGACCGAGCGGGTCCTCTTCAAGTGCATCCCGGTGGCCGGCGATATCACTAACGCCGACTTCCACTGCACCGACGTCCTCACGGCAAACTCGAATAACTACTGGATCTTCCGCATCTATCGGGACGCGTCGGTCGTGGCCTCCTTGAGCAACGAGCTCTCGACCATCAGCGCCGGCACATTGACCTCGATGGGCAGCCTAAGTAACGAATCCTTTGACGGGACGCAGGAGCTCCGCATCAGCGTCCAGACGGTCCACGACACCGGCAACGCGCGATCGCTCAACGGCGACTACTTGACCTTCGATATCAAGATGAGCATTGACTAGTAAACCCTGGCCTACAGGGTGTTAGACTGCGAGCACCTTCCACCCGGACACCTTACCCATGAGCAAGAAAGAACCGACTGCCCCCGCCGAAGACGAAGTCACCGAGCTCGTCGACGGCACGCCCGAGACCCGTGACGACGCCCTCGCCAGGGCCAACGCATGCCACGAAGAGGTCGCCGAGGTGCTCGCGAAGCACCGATGCCGCATCCTGCCGCATATCGACCCGTCCTCCATCGAGCCCGTCGGCGTAGCCGGCGACAAGGTCCAGATCACGGCGACCTTCTGGATCGCCCCGCTCGCGTAAGACCATGCATCCCGAACGCCACTCCAAGCCTAGTCACGTGATTATCGATAAAGATATATCCGCGAGGATCAACGTCGGGATTCTAGTTTCCATCATCACCGTTGCGGTGCTTGGCGCACTATTCTTGCAGGATATCGCGCACCAAGTTACGACCGCCAACTTGACCTTGGCCGACGTCAAGGCCGAGCTCACCCGGCAGAACGACTCGGTCCTTCAACATTCTGAAGTTCTGAGTAAGCAGTCCGTTATCCTGGAGTCTCTCGACCGCCGCGTGACGGAGCTCGAGAAGCGCGTCCGATAGACATGAGAATCCATAGGCCATGAAGACCAACATCACCAACCTCGCCCTCAGCATCATCTTCCTCGCCTCCGCGCTCGCGCTCATGGCGACATCGTGCTCAACCGTCCTGCCAGAGGACCAGTACGAGCTCTACCAAGAGCAGATTGCCAAGCTCGACGAAGCGCGCGAGGACTACGCCAGTGCCGTCGAGACCATCGGCGGTCTCCAAGAACAGATCCGCAACCTCCGCGACGAGCTCCTCAAGCCCGACGCCGACGAGACCGCCATCAACGCGCAAATCCTCGAGTTGACCACCGACCTCGCCGCGGCCATGACCACTTCCGTCACCGCGACCGCCACGATTGAAGACGCGGTAGCGCGCATTGAGGCGATAGAGGAGGAGAATGACGTTGCCGACTGGATGCTCATCGGCGAGGCGGTCCTCGCGAGTATTTTCGGCGTCCGTCTTACCCGCGGCCCAGCCTCCAAGGGCGCGCTCGTCAAGGTCCCCTTCCTGGGGAACGGCGGCGACAAGTAAAGGCCCCGGAGCCGCCACCCTTACCGTATGGCAGACCCCGAGACCTCAACGCCCGAAGGCGCCGGCCTACAGGATACCCTCCCCGAGCGTTACCGCGCTCCGCGCTTCGCCGTCGTCGACGACGCGATGCCGTTGGAGTGGACCGGTGCGCTCGGGTCCTGGCTCCAATCCCAAGCCGGCATCTTCCGCCGCGGCGGTGACGCCGAAGGGAGGGATCGCTTCAACTACGAGCTCCTCGAGGTCGACGAGCTTTACGACCCGATCAGCGACCTCAAGCAGGACATCGCGGGGCGCCTCGACCAGGTCGTCCCTGAGGTCGGTGTCGACGACTTCGACCTTGAGTACCTTGAGGTCCACGCGACGCTCTACCACCACGGCGGCCATTTCGTGTGGCACACGGATCACACCGGCTACACGGGGGAGGAGGTCACGACGCGCCGCTTGTCGTGGTGTCTCTACCTTCACCAGACGCCCAAGATGTTCGAGGGCGGTGAGCTAGAGTTCCTCGACGGGACCACGGTCGAGCCGAAGCACAACCGGCTCGTCTTCTTCGACCCCCGCCAGCAGCACCGCATCCGACGGGTCCGGTGCTGGTCGGCGGAGTTCCTCCACGGCCGGTGGGCGCTCTTCGGCTGGATCCACGGCCAGCCTATAGGGTCGGCCGACCACCTCTCAGGAAAGCCTCTTAGCGGATAGAAACAGCATGGCAAACGTCTTCAGCACCGCCTCATACAGCGCCACCGTCGATAGCACCAACCTCGCATCGGTGACGTGGACCGCTACGCTCAACGGCATCGCCCAAGCCGGCTTCGCGGTCATCCCGGCCAACGCCGGCGTCTACCCGACGCTGGAGTTCTTCCGCGGCGGCCTGGCGACGACCGACTCCGCCCTCTCTGACGAGCTCGCCCAAGCTCTCGAGAACCTCTCGAACCTCATGGTCACGCGAGGCACGAAGGTCGACCGGCGGCTCTTCATTATGGCCCCCGACTATCCGCAAGGGAACGGCTCAATCACCGGCGGCACCGCCGGAGGTGGAACCGACGAGTTCGGTGGCGCGGATCTCGAGTCGTGCGCCGTGTGCTTCGGCACGCTGTCGGAGTTCGGCAAGGTCAACAACCGCCAGCGCGCGGTTATGGGTACGAGCCGGGGCGGCATGCAAGCCCTCAGATATCTCAAGGAGTACCGGAACAACCCGAAGTGCGTGGTGCTTTGGAATCCCTATATCAACGTCAAGGATTGGGACAACGTCGCCGCGCAGACGCAGACGGATATTGGCGCGATGATCCCCGACTTCCGCCCCGCGCCAGTACCGACCTCGGCGAAGGACTTGAGCCGAGCCGAGGTCGACGCCCTCGTCGACCGCTCCCCGGTCGAGTGGGTCGAAGACCTCCCGCGCGTCCCTTACCTAATCCTGCATGGCGACAACGATACGACCTCGCCGCGCGCGTGGATTGACGCGCTCGTCGAGCGGATGGATGATGCCGGCCACGACGTCGAGCTCGGCATCATCGCCGATGGCGGCCACGTCTTCGCCAACGAAGCCCTCACCGCCGCGCTCAACCGGACCGCCGACTTCCTCGGGGAGCACCTCGCCGCCTAGAGGTACTGCCGGCGGTACATCCCGACGGTCAGGCTCCGCGCCCGGCCGGCGGGAGGCTTGTAGCCGTAGCGATACTTGGCGTCGACGAGCGCGAGCGCGGCACCGTTGGGCCGGAAGGTGTCGCCGTCGCGGGTGAAGTAGTCGACGCCCCGGAAGAGCGTGACCGGGATGTTGTACATCGCGGCGATGTTGACCAGGGTGCGGCAGTAGACGCCGGCGGCGGTGGTCTCGTGGGGCGCCGGAGCGGTGGTCGTGGCCGTCCCCTCCGACGGGTCGTAGGGTTGGAAGCTCCACGCGGCCTCGGTCATCCAGAAGGTCTGTTCCGGATACCAGTGGCGCAGGAGTCGGAGGTGACGCATCGGGTCGAAACCCGCGTTGCCGTACTCGTGGAAGGCGATCGGGAGGCGCGGCTTGGCTCTGGCGACCTGGACCGCCGAGCGAATGCCGGCGTCGTCCTCGAGCACGTCACCGCGGGTGAGGAGGGCGTCCCCGGCGGACTTGCCATTCCCGAGCGCCACGGTAGCGAGCGGGTAGGCGTCCTTGACTTGGTGCATGGTCACGCCGGCGCCCTTGTGGATCCGGACGTGGAAGTGGAAGCCTAGCTCGGTGGCTTCCCGGTAGTAAATCTCGACACGGTCGAAGTCTTCCGGCCGCTGCAACGAGAAGAGGATGATACTGTCGAGACGTTGCGCGTGAGGGACGCGGTCGACGCCGAAGAGCTCGAGCCAACGGGCAGGGAGCTCGGCGTTGTCCCGCTGGTCGGGGTTGATCGCGAAGCCCGGAATGGTAAGGAGGTCGGTCATGGTATGGAACGATTCAAAGGTGAGTGGAATGAGCGGCGACCACCCCCGTGTCAGCCTTGCAGAGCCGCTCGATCTCGTCGTCAATCCGCTCGAGGCGGTCGAGGACTTGCGCGCGCTGGTCTGCGGTCAAGATGACACCGCGGACATAGAGGAGGTGGCCCTTCGCTCGGCGCTCCCACTTGAGCGCGCGGAGCTTCCAGTAGTC